ACCAGTGAGTGAGCCTGACGACCTGCCATTCTAAGAGATACTTATTCGTACCTTTATTTATAGTTTAATAATGTATGTATGCACAACAACGTGGAGATAGCCGTGAGGCTGGTGCTCCACTTTTTTATTACCAAGGACTATGAGTGAAACAAACAAACTGCCTAAGTTGCAGAGCTCGGAAGAGGCGAACGCGGACGAGGTGAGGAAATTCCTGCTTGACCCACGTGAAGACTACCCAGAGCCGTATTATATGCTTGAGTATAATGGCGTGCCCTTCTCGACCATTGGCGGCATACAAGCCATAAGCGGTCAGAAGAAAAACGGCAAAACCTTCGTGCTGGCTCAGCTGATGGCTGCCATACTGGGTGACGACTGTGAGAGGGTGTCACACTATCTGCCTGGACTGAGAGTGCCAGACAGAACAGTGGAGTACCTTGACCACGTGAGGCGACCAGACCTGAGCGACGAGGAGAGAGAAAAGAACCCTTACAAGCCATCGGTGCTGTACGTCGATACTGAGATGGAGAAGCTGAACTCGGCAAAGGTACTGAGGCGCGTGCACTGGCTCTGCGATTGGGATATGAAAGAACCTAACCCACGCTTTCATGTGCTATGGTTGAAGAACATGCCACCTGACGATGTGGAGAAGGCACACGTGAAACGCTGGCGACTCATCAAGCAGGCAATAGAGATAGTGAAGCCTGACATAGTATTTGTTGATGGCATACGTGACCTGCTCTCATCTATCAACGACGAGGAACAAGGCACCATGATACTTGCCGAAATGGGATACATGGCAGAGCAACGGCACATCTGTATATGGAACGCACTGCACCAGAACCCACGAGCAGACGAAGAGAGCAAAATGCGTGGCTGGATAGGTACGGAACTGGGCAACAAGGTATCAGACACACTGGTGAGCATCAAGAAGAAAGATGCAACGGGCGTGACCTTCACCGTGAAGCAACAGGATGCCCGTGGCAAAGACCTCGACGATTGGAAGTTCGAAGTGACTGAAGACGCTGGCAACCTTGGTGTGCCACGCATAACGAACTACGGTACTAACCTGCCAAGCAAGAGCAAGGAGCAGGAGGGTGATGACCCAGACGACATCATCGTATGGATAAACCAAGCCAAAGACCTCTACGAGTGGCCTATGAGTCGCAACGAAATCAAGAAGAAAGTGTTTGGTGAGATAGGCGGACAAAAGAACAACGACAAGACAGCCGCCGACCTCAGAATAGCACTCAATTTGGGATGGCTCGTTGAGAGCACGATGAAGAAGAATGGAGCATACATGCTGGAACTTCCAGAAGACCTCCCATTCTGACCTATCCCAAAACCCCTCTATACCTAAAGGTATAGGTAGGAAAAATTGGGATAGGTCTGTGCGCTTGCAACGAGTACCAAGTCCCTGCGCTTACGAAGGGCGCGGGACAGGGTACAGGTTGCTTCACGCCCACACGCGACGCGCACGCGAATTGGCTTTATATAGGAGTGTTTGGAAAATTGCTTAATAACTGAATAGATATGGAGAAGAGGATTGAAATCAAGACACGCAAGACGGGCTACGAGCTCTGCATCGGTAAGGAGAGTTACTTCTACTTCAGTGAGCAGGAGCTGCTGACGGGATTCATATACCACCTGGGCATGGGAGTGAAGGCAAGCACGCCTATGGATAAAATGGAACGTGCTATCAAGCTATACCAGCAGGATGAGGGCAAGATGGCTAAGAGGCTCGATGAACTGACGGCGGAACTGGCAGCCGCTAAGCGGTGCATAGAGAAGCAGACGAAAACCATACAGAGGGCACACAACAGGCTCTCTTATTATAATAAGAAATACGCACATATATTTGAAGAAGACGACGAGGAGGAATAATCATGATTGACGACTTCACCATACAGCGCATAAAAGACGCTGCCAACATAGTGGACGTGATGGAGGAGCTGGGCTTCGAGCTCAAAAAGCGTGGCACCGCCTACGAGTGCCTGTGTCCGTTCCATGATGACAGACACATAGGCTCGTTCAAGGTATCAGCCACTAAGAATATGGCAACGTGCTTCGCGTGCGGTTGGAGTGGCGGTCCCATAGATTTCCTTATGGAGCACGAGCACCTGAGTTATCCCGATGCACTGCGGTGGCTGGGTAAGAAGTATGGCATAGAGGTGGAGGGCTCAGAGAACTTTCAGGTGAAGCCGTCAGTGCCAAGACCACAACTGCCACCCCTGCCTATGCTGGTGCTGCCTATGTGGATGGTGGATACAAGACAGACCTCACCCAATGCCCCACTCGTCAACTGGCTCATCACTGGCATAGCATGGGATGACTGCCAACTGCAACGGCTGTTCGACTACCTCATAGACTACCACGTGGGCGAGAGCAGAGACGGTAGGACAATATGGTGGCAGATAGACGAACAGCAGAGGGTAAGGACTGGCAAGCTGATGCGATACAAGCCAGACGGTCATCGAGACAAGGAGAGCAACCCCACGTGGATACACTCCATGCTATACCAAGACCCACGCACAGGCTACTCGGCAGACAAAACCGAGATGAAGCAAACGCTGTTTGGTATGCACCTATTGGACAAGTACCGCCGAGGGCGACAGGTGCAAGACGTGTGCATCGTGGAGAGTGAGAAGACAGCCCTGCTCATGGCGACGGCATACGGCAACCACGCTGGGCAGGTGTGGATGGCATGTGGCGGAAAGAACAACATCAACCCCGAGAAGCTCAAGCCCATCATAGAGCAAGGCAGACCTATCCGCCTATACCCAGACCGCGACGCGATACAGCAATGGCAACTGGCGGCTGAGCGACTGAAGTATAAGAAGGTGATAGTTGACACCACGCTCGTAACCAAGCACTGGAAAGAATGTGACGGAGAAAAAGCAGACTGCGGTGACGTGATAGTGCGCATCACCAACGAGAGCAAACACCTACCCAAACCACTCTCACGCCTCATGATGGAGAACCCGCGACTGCGAGTGCTTATAGAAAAACTCAAACTACAACCCAAACAATAACCACATGCAAGACAACGAACGCTTCCAGGTGCTGAACACGAAGGTGAGCCCTGACGCTTGGCTACACATGAACGCACTGGCGCAAAGGTTAGGCACTACGGTGTATGACCTTGTGCAAATGGTGTGCGATGTGTTCTTGCGATACAAGGACGACAGGCACAACCTATCGCCCGAAATGGAGCGCATCATGCAAGTGTTCGACCACCTCAAGTCGTGGAGCAAGACCTTCAACCTTGCTGACGCTACGGTGCAGAGAGAGGTAGGTGAAGCAACGTACTTCTTGCAAGAACCGAAGGGCAAGAAGCGTGGTGTGAGGGCTGTGCATGTGACAAAGCCATACTTCGGAGAGCGAACACAGACGGTGAACGTGCAAGAGATATTTGACCGCACTATTCGCCTAATGTTTCCTGACCGTTATGACCGCCTCCACAAGATGAGGGTGGAGATGGATTGCAACTCCCTGCTCGATATGCTCGACCAACTGCTCGAAGAGCACCAGCGCGAGCAAGACAACGAAGAGCTCAGACAGATGTTCGAAGATTGCAACCGCCACGAGTGGGGAAGAAAGATAGCCTACGGCACACGCACCAAGCGCGTGAAGCACCACAGCGTGGATGAGATGCAAGGACTGTTCGACCACGAGGAGTATGAGGGAGGAACCATAGACGACCTCGGATGCCTGTACCCAGGCAACGGGAACGGGAACGGGAACCACGGATAGCACGGATTAACACGGATAAAAAAAAAGACAACAAGGACAACATTATACGGAGAAAATAACCATATTATTAACAACTTAAAAAAAACGAACTATTATGAAGAGTATTAAATTTCGCATGACGGGCACATGCCCTCTCATGCTCAACAACCCACAGACGGTTAATCCAATGAACGAGTACACTAAGGCAATCAGTGAGCTGACATCAAAGCGCAAGAAGACTGACGAAGACCAGAACGAAATCTTCCACCTCAAGTTCCTTGCTTCATGCTACTGGAACAACAAAGGTCAGTACATCCTACCAGCCAACATGATAGCCAAGAGTTTCGAGGCTGGCGCAAAGGAGAACAAGCTCGGTGCCAAGTTCCAACGCTCAGTGTTTGTGTTCAACGATGGCGTGCTGAAGTTCGACCATAACGGTTGCACACCTGAAGAGTTATGGACTGACCACTCAGAGACCTACGTTGATATACGTCCTGTGGGCATCATGAAGGCAAAGGTAGTGACCGCTCGCATGATCATACCAGAGTGGAGCTTGGAGGGTGAGTTGCACTTCGACGAGACACAGCTCAACAAGAGTGAGGTGTGGCTTGCAATGACCAACGCAGGACTACGCTACGGCATAGGCACATATCGTCAGTGCTATGGACGATACAAGATTGAAGAATTAAAGGCAAAATAGATTAGCAGAGCTTACCCCAGCTTGGCGGAGACGGGTTAAGTAAAGCGGAGCATAGTTGAGTCTTGCGCAGCTGAGCGTAGCAATGTTTAGATAAGCAGAGCGTAGTCTGGCAAAGCACAGTTACATCCAAACGTAGTAAAGCGCAGTATAGCATAGCACAGCACAGCAAAGCGTAGCCCAGCACAGCCCAGCATAGCCTGGCATAGTTACATCCAAACTTAGCACAGTTAAGCCAAGCCCAGTCTGGAAAAGCACACCAGAGCGGAGTTAAGCCAAGCAAAGTAACATCCAAACGTAGCAAAGCACAGTACAGCAAAGCGGAGCGGAGTAAAGCGTAGTAATATCCAAACATAGTGCAGTGAAGCCCAGTGAAGCGTAGCTGAGCGGAGCATAGCATAGCGCAGTAAAGTTACATCCAAACATAGCCCAGCAGAGCGCAGCGGAGCGGAGCAAAGTTTAGCCAAGCAAAGTAACATCCAAACGCAGCGTAGGCGAGTCAAGAGAAGCAAAGCCGAGCAAAGCACAGTTATTTATTAAATATTAAAAGAACATGACATACAAAGAAGCATTACAGGTATCCAGGCGCAAGCGTCTGGTGCCTGACGATAAGTTTGAGCGACACATGAAGCGAGCAAAGAGGAACGACCATAGCAGCCGCAAATCTATCTTCAAACTACAAACCCAAGACGGTGAGACACGTCACAAGTATCTACACTCACTATGCAATGAGCAGAGACAAGCGATACCAGAAGTTGCTGAACGATAGGCGATGGAAGATGCTGAGAGCTGAGGTGTTCAAGAGAACCAACGGACTGTGCGAGGAATGCCTTCAGCAAGGCATCTACACGCCAGGGGTGGATGTACACCACATCATACCAGTGGAGACAGCCAAGAGCATTCAGGAGATGGAGCGACTGACATACACGCCAACCAACTGCCGTTTGCTCTGCATACCGTGCCACATCAAGACGCACCAAGAGATGCACACTCACACTAAAGAGAAGGTAGCCGAGAACAAGGAGCGAGCTCGTCAGCGATTCCTCGAACGCAACGACCCAAACTATAAAAAGGAATGAAGTTCCACGATCCTTGCAACCCAGATAAGCCGACGGGTGCGCTCGCTCAACCTGGGCGTACCCGTTTTTCTTTCAAGCGACCCAACTCCCAAAT